TAGTATTACCCACCACTTTGGCAATCGGTGATTGCCCCCGTGAGGTCCGTAGGGCCGCGTTTATTTATCAAAATGGTTTCGTCAATGACACCGTATAGTCGTTCGCGATATGGAGGTGTATGGTTGCCTGCAGCTCGTGCAGCAGGTCGTTTGGCTATTCGAGCTGGCAGTCGTTACGTTGCGCGACTGTTGGGTAAGCGCAAACGTGCAACTACCACGGCTCACCAGCCGCGGAAGCGAGTTTATACTAAAACGAAGCGGTACATGACTGGTGGTTACATTGGTCGTCGCGTAAAGCGGGCGAAGCGGCGTACGCGACAAAATGCTGCTACCTTATATGGATGCAGTTTGAAGACGGAGTTGGGCGGAGTCGTAACTGACAGTAAAGCTGTTTATGTTGGTCATTGCTCAGTACAGCCGGAGCTGATATTGAAGGCTGCTTTTCGAGCAATTGTGAAGAAGCTATACGATGGTGCTGGCATTCGTATAGCGTCGTGGATGGATAAACCTGTCAATCCTGCTGTATTGTATTGTAAATTGTACAATCAGCCTGCGTCGCAGAGTTTGAATACTCTAAGTTATACTTTGCTTGCAACTGATACGTATCAAGATATAGCCGAAGGCTTATTGAATGTTGTCGTTAATTACATTAACTTGACTGTAGCTATTAATACGCTTCCTACGTTTACGTATTTTAGTTTGCAACATGGTGGAACTGCTGTTGCTGAAATTCAAGCACCACAGGCTCGATTTTATGTGTCAACATATTCGACGTTGACGGTGCAGAATCGAACTTTGGCGGGAGTGTCTGCAGACAATGACGAGTCGACAAATGTGAGCAAGAACCCTGTGCACGGAAAATTATATTGTGGACGTGGAAATTTTTTCGAGCCATCATATCGTGATCCCAACGATATAAGTTGGGTTCCGCTAGTTTGTGGACGTACGTTCGGTAGTATGGCGGCAACAGCTTCAGGATCGTTGCCGTTGGATGGTATGAAGCCTCCTGAGGGAAGTTACTTTAGTAATTGTATGTCAACTTCTCGTATTACAATTAAGCCTGGAGAAATTAGGCGTAGTGTTTTGAAGTATAAGAGATCATTTCAGTTTACTGAATTGTTTCATCAACTGTTTAACCTGATCAAGGTGTACAGTTTGAGCGCGCAAGTACCAACTATGTTGGGCAATATGAATATGTTTGGTCTGGAGAAGTTACTGGACAGCCGATCTGATGAACCAGACATCAGTATCGGATGGGAAGTGAATAACACTGTTGATTGTGGTTTGAGTATCAAGAGGTGCAACCCTCCTGCGGAAGTTATTGAGACATAAGTCTCGAGAATGGGTTTTAGGTCAACGACCTAAAACTCCATTCGAGCTTAGGCATTGTTTAGGGTTAGGTTAACTCCAGGATATTTTAATATAAAAGACGGCCGGAGGAGGCCTTGGACTCCGTAGGACGTCTACGCACAAAATGATATTACACTTATATGGTAAAGTGAGCCCACGTTAGAGGGTGATTTAGTGAAAAGGTATGGTAAAGTGAGTAATCTTGGTGATTCTGCGCATAAGAGCAGCTTGATGCTCTTGAATAGCATCTTTATACCACGTCCGTGGATCGAGGTTGGACGTGATGAAGATGCGTTTTGGTACCCAGTTGACGAATCCTCCCTTCACTGGCACCTGCATCGGATAGCGGTCAAGAAGTTTGAGCAGGTAGGTGAGCTTGAACTCTGAACCGCTGAAGTCATCAAAGATGACGTCCGGTTGACCAGTGTAGCCGTCGAACCACTGGCCTCCTGGATGGACATAAGCATCGGGCGCCTCCGTCCATGCTTTTTTCGTTTTTCCCGAACCAGTGTCGCCCCAGTAGACTTGGACATCAACCACCCATTCACGTTTGTCACCACGTAAGTTGATGGCCATAGAGATGCCGCGATGATATCGGAGCGCGACGCCGAAATGCTTGTCAAAAACGTCTCGTATCGACCCACCGGACTTGATGAGTTCCCGGACGCTCTCCAAGTCAGTTCTTGTACCGCGTCCGCCAGGTAAGATACCAACTTCGTAGTAGTCGCCATCTTTCTTGCAGTACTCAGATGCTTGTCTTGGAGTACCTTTTGCAGATTCAAGATGAACTCGATCACTAAGTAGTTCCTTGACTTGGCGTAGAGTTCGTCGCTTATCAAAAGAGACGAAACCTTGAAGGTGAGGGGTGTCGCTTTCACCCCGCTCTCGCCCGTAAACCAAGTAGACTGCATCGACTAGCTTGATGGAGGACTCCTCTTCGGGCGTGTAGTTATTGAGTGTGAAGCACCAATGTTTACCTGAATTCACCATGGCAACAATGGAGAATGAACCGTCACCACGATGGTGAACGGTGGCACCGGCGCAAGTGGCAACGCCGTACGGTGTCCGGGGCCAAGGCGAAATTATATGGATTTCGCCTAAGTATCCAAAGTGGTGGCA